TTTCTATTTCTAGATCGATCATGTCGTCCATGAGTCGTTGAGCTTTTTGTACTACTTCTCCAAAATGAGTAAAGTCAAACTCTGCATTATCAATCCAGGCGTTTTTAACAAAAGAAGTAAGGTTGACAAGCATTAATCTGCAGCTATCGTACGGAGAAAGAATAATCTCTCCGCAAGGATTAGTAGAGGTCGAGCCAAAACCTTCTGCTTCGTAGATATCAGACGGCGTCATACGCTTCGCTGTATCCCAAAACAGAAGGCCTGGCTCTGCTGCAGCGTGAGCAGATTCAACTATTTCATGCCAAAGTTCTTTAGCATCCACCCATTCTTCTACAATGGGTTGCTCTTTGGTGTTTACTGGAAAACGCAGATTTATTGGATCACCCCCTCGGACCGCGCACATAAATTTCTCAGTAAGTCTTATTGAAATGTTGGCTCCTGTCACACGCGACAGATCTCTCTTAATTCTAATAAAATCTCTTATTTGTGGATGGTGCACTGATAGTGAAATCATTAGTGCACCTCTTCTTCCTCCTTGCGCGACTTCGCGGCAAGAATTGGAAAATCTATCTAAAAATACTTCTAGACCAGATGTTGTTTTTGCTGCATTTGAAGTAGGAAGATTTTTTGGTCTAATGTTCGATACATCAAATCCTACGCCACCTCGGCGTTTCATAATTTGAACTTGTTCTTGATCAGTCTTTAAAATACCACCGTAGCTATCTTCAGGAGAAGCAATAACAAAACAGTTGGAAATAGATTGTATTTGATGATCGTTACCTATTCCACTCATAGGCGAACCTTGTGGCACAACATACTTAAATTCTTCAAGCAAGCCATAGATCTCATCATAACTCATAGGGTTAGGATATTTTGACTCTATTCTTGAAAACTCTAATGCTAATCTTTTGTGCATATCATTAGGGTTTTTTTCTAAAAAATTACCTGATGAGTCTTGTAATGCGTATTTTCCTGCAAAAACACTTGCAGCAAGCTCGTCGCCGTCAAAATATTCTGTAGATGATTCTAAAACTTGATTGTGTATGTACATATTTTTCTCTTTACTTGCTCGCTGTTATTTCTTTCCATTTAGATTTTAACATGTCTTTTGTTCCCGTATTATGAGATTCATAAATATCTACAAGTGACATTTGAGAAGAGTCTTCTATTATTTCTATTTTTGATCTAGCTGTATCTATTTTTACAGGAAAAAGAATTCCGTCTTTGCCAGCTCTGTTTTTAGCAACAAAAATTCTTCCCATTCCAGATGCTTTTTCTGCAGGCTTTCTAGATATAGAAACAACAATATCTGCAACCATGGCTTTTCCATACGCTTCTGACATGTTTTCTAGGCCGACAACCTCAGAGTTTGACGCTTCTCTGTTTGCTTGAGAAGCAGTCCAAACAGGAATGTTCATTTCCATTGCAAGATTTCTTAGTTCTTCATATACCAATTTTAATTCATGCCTGAGTGAGTCATACTGACGTGTTGACCTCATAATATCAGCATAGTCTAAAACAATTAAAGAGGGTACAAAGTCTTTCATTGAAAGTTTTTCTATGTGGTTTCTAATTGTTACTATACTGGCAGAACCAGTTGGGTACTGCTTAATAATTAGCCTTCCGTGATCGTTACTTTCATAATATTCTAGAACTTTTTCTTTATTTTCAACAATATCAGATGAATCAATCCCAGTTAAGTTACTATCATACCTAATACCTACGGCTGTTTCTGACAATTCAAACGTATAGTGAATAACGTTTTTGCCGCGGCGGAGCGCTTCAGCTCCCATGGCGACAAGCCAGTGTGATTTACCGACCCCAGTAGGCGCTACAATTACACCAATTTCACCTCTAGAAAGCCCACCGTTAAATACATCTTTTGCATCAAGATGTGCTAGTCCTGTAGGGCAACAAATTCTGTTAATTTTTGCAAACCTTGCTTCATGATCTTCAAAAAAGATATGACCGACTGATGATCCAGATCCTTTAGATACAGCATCTTTCATAATGTTTAAGACTGCTTCGTAATTTTCGCCTTGAATAGCCTTGACACTATCTTCTAACGCTTGTTGAAGTACTTGCTTCTTACAGAAGTCAAGCGTTTTTTCTTTAACATACTCTAAATCACCTAAGTTTGGTGACGACTTTACTCTTGACAAAAATTCAATTACTTGTCCTTTGAGAATAATATCGTCACCTTCTGTTAATTCATCTTTAATGATAGAAACAAGAAGACTTAAAGTCGGAAAGCTTTTGTATTTTAAATAAAATCCAAAAAATCGGTCACAGAGGTACTGCAAATACTTGAGTTCAAAGTACTCGTGTGTCATTACTTCAACCATTTGTGTTGCCCATTGTTGGTCTTTTAACAGTGATTGAAATATTTTTTCTTGAAAGTCTTTCCCATACTTAGAAAAGTGATTTTCATAACTCATTTAATAGTGCCTTTTTTTAAATTACGTAGAAGATAATTCCATCTTAACGGATCAATTGTCTTTATGGTTGATTCCTTTAAGATCTTTTGCATGTTCATATTATTCCATGTAGGAATGAAATTTTCAATATCATTTTCAATTTTTTGTATATGATTTAAAGACAAATTATTAGTGTCAAGAAGTACCAGTCTATTGTTTCTTTTAATTAAATCTTCATTGTTTACAATGTTTTCAAAAATCTTAGGTCCCTTAGGTTTAATCATAGACTTTGCATCAGTAATCATGTCGTAGAGCATATATTCGTGGGACTCTGTTAACTTCTGGAACCTCTTCGAAAGACTCTTATATCCTACACCTTTGACGCCCGGAATGTTGTCTGAAGGATCTCCTGTTATGCTTTTTGCTAAGCAGAAATTGTTAGGATGAATTCCAAATCTTTCGATTACTTTTTCTTTATCAACAAATGCTTTTAATGTAGGCGACCATATAATGGTCGTTTCATTAATGAGCTGGTAAAAGTCATGATCTGATGAGATGATAATTTTATTCTTTTCTTTTAAAAGATATTTTGACAGATAACCTATCGCGTCGTCAGCTTCTGCGCCTGAAATGTATGTCTGGCATACCGGAACACAGCTTAGAATAGCAATCAATGTTTTTAACTGATAGCTTCTGTTTTCGTAAGTTGAAGGAATATCATCTTCATAGTATCTGTTTAGCTTTTGAGGCCTTGATCCTTTCTTGTAGTCCTTGAACAAGCCTCTTTTCTTATCAGAGCCTCCGCCTTCCCAAATAACAATTACGCTCTCTGGTTTACACTTTTCTACAAGATACATCATTGCATTAAAAAAACCAGATACTCCGCCTACATGATCTCCGTTTTCAGACATTGCAGGATTTGCAATAAAGTGTCTTGTAAAAAGATTCAATCCGTCTATCAGCAGGACTCTGTCTTTATACATCTGTATCTATGTCAAGATCCATATCAAGTTCTTGTGCTAAAGCTTGAACTTCTTCATAAGATTCTGCATCTATTTCTACATCTTCTATAGAACCCAGCTTTTTAGACATAGCTGATTCTGTTAAAATGTCTACAGCTTCTGCCCACTCTGGATCGCTTATAACATCTTTAAATCCAGATTTATAAAATTTCTTTTCTGCAATAACTTCACCTGTACTTGTACTAATCATTGTTATTGACTTCCAAGCGCCACCTCCGGAAAGTGTGTATGCAATATTTCCATCTTCGCTGATCACATCGTTGTCTTTGCAGTGTTTTCTAAGTAAGTCAAATAGTTCTTCATGTTCTACGATGCCTTTGCCAAAATGAATTTGAAAGTCAACTTTTCTAAATGGAGGCGCGACTTTATTTTTAATAGTCTTTGCCCATACTTGGATGCCTATTACATCATCGCCTTCTTTGATTTGCTGGCCTGCACCGAGTCTGATTCTAATTGAAGAATGAAAAGGAATTGCTTTTCCGCCAGGTGTAGTAGTTGGATCTCCATACATTACGCCGATTTTTGTTCTAACTTGATTTAAGATTACAAAAAGACTGTTTGTTTGTCCAATGATACCTGTTATCTTTCTCATTCCCTTAGAAATTGCTCGAGCTTGAAGTCCTATTGATTCTTTATCATAATCACCAAGCAGTTCTGCTTTTGGCGAAGAAGCAGCAACAGAATCCCAAATCACAGTAACAGGAACGTCTTTATCCAATGCCTTTGCTTTGAGAATTGTTTTTTCAGCAATTGACAATACTTCTTCTGTGCAATGAGTATCAACATAAACAAATCGTGTAGATACGTCACAGCCTAACATCTGAAGATTTTCAACTGACGTAGCATTCTCAGTATCAATATATACTACAATTCCGCCCATTGATTGAGTTGAACGTGCGATTTGGGTAGCTATATGAGATTTTCCGATAGACGGAGGCCCGAATATTTCAACAATTCTTCCTTCTGGAAGGCCTCCATTTTTTTTGTTTGCGCAGATCCAGTCAAGCATTTTCGAGCCTGTACTAATCCATCGGTTAACATGCGTAGGACTTTCATCTTCAGATAAATTATAAGCGACTCTTGTGCCTGCTTCTTTGTTTAATGATTTAATTAAGTCTTTAGTAAAGCTGTCTTTTTGCATGATTATCCTTTTAAAAGTTTATATTAGATTCTATCTCGTGCCTTGCTTTGTTTACAAAAATGGCGGCACAAAGTGCCGCCATAGTAAGCTAAACTAGAATTTAGTTTTAATCCATCAAGTCTGCAAATGCATCGTCTAGACTTCCAAAACTTTCACTTTCTGTTGTTTTGGTCGTTGCGTCAGCAGTTGTATTTGTACTTGGGGGAGTAGAGCGATGCTCTGTGCCTTCACTAGCGACAGTTTCTTCATCTCCGTTAATCCAGTTTTCAAGAATTCCAGTAATCTCATCATAAGACTTAAGCGTGTAAAGATCTTCTACTTTTGGAATGTTTTCTAACCACTCAGAAGCTTGCTTTGATTTAGTAGAAAGTTTAGTAACCTTTCCACGAGGCATAACATCAGTCATTGCGTACTTTTTACCAGGTGGCTTAGTGCAAACAACCTTAATATCACGACCTTCGAGAGGATCAGTAATGTCACCGTAGTCTTCATCTAGCATAATAGAAAGAAGCTTTTGGTAAACAGTTTTGCCAAAGCCCCAAATCTTTACGCCTTCATCTTCTTGTCCTCGGACCACTACAGCGGCATAGGTACGCATGTTGGGATAGAGATTTTTTGCCATTTCGTAAGACTCTTTTGATCCTTCATCGCGGAGCTTGTTGATTAGCTCTTGAACAGGATCTTTCTTACCAAACTGGTAAGGTGCTACCATACCTCTGGAGCCCGGAATGTTGTAGTACCACTGTACCTCTTTGAAGGGTTGACCGTCGTTATCTGGGAATGAGATAAGTCGGACAGTATGTTCTTCACCTTCTACAGGTTTCCATGTTGAGCTGCGACTCTTGTTTGCACCGCTAAGTCTCTCTAGTTTACGTTTGATTGCGTCGAAGTCAATTGCCATTTTTTTCTCCTTTAAAAGTTAATGTGCAATGTTTAATATGCAATGTTTTAATTGCTTAAACATTATACAAAAGGAGAGGATTGTTTACAAAATTATTGTCAAATAATTTTATTTTCCGCCAAATGACTTCTTAGCGTACTTCTTAAAAGCAGTTCTACTTTTCTTACTATAAGGGAACGCAGCGCCTCCTGATGTCGCGCTGGTTTTCCCCTTTGGGCCTTTTGTTGACATACCTAGAGGTAGTGTTCCTATAGCTCCACCACCAGCTCCTGAGAATTCGTTTATTTCATCTTCTTCTAGTTCTTCATCTAACTCTGAATCTTTTTCTTCAATTAAGTAGCGAAGCGATTTGTTTTCTAAAGACTCTCTAAAAAGACCTTCATCTCCAGGTTTTGATATAAAAAGTTTTCTTAAGAATTCGTTTCCAAATGTAGAATTTTGAGATGCGGCGGCTGCAGCGCCACCAACAACAACAGGTTCAGAAAGATCATCATCTAAGTCATGTCCAGATAGTTCTTCTGAATACTCTGACTGTCTTTGTTCCATTTCTTCTCTTCTATATTCTATTTCTTCTTCTACTCTATCTTCAACAGGCTCAGCCATAAAAGGATGTTCATAGTCGTATGTGTCAATATTTTGACCGGAAGCTAAAAGCTTGTGTCTGTATTTAAATTGTGCTTCAGGGATTCCCATACTTACAGCTACTTCTTTTTGTATGGCATAATCTTCTATTAAGTCACCTAGTAAGACTATTCTTAAAAGAGTGCCCATTATCATAGACTTATTTTCTTCTATTTTTTCAGGAGTATAGTCAGAATTAAAAACTTTCATAATAAACTTAATGACAGGGGAGACTACACCAAATAAAGACATTCTTCTTACAGTTTTTCCAGCAATGCCTCCAGCGACATTTGTACCTTTTGCAAATGCAAAAACACCTTTAAGTACATTTTTAGCTTTACTTAAATTAGAAAGAACTGATGTAGCAATACTGGCTACTTCTTCTGCAGGTGAAGGATCTGGTAAGACTTCAAGAGTTCGTTGCATTAAGTCAATCACATCAGTAATTAGACCATCAAAGACATCTGACATCTTGTCGACTGCTTCTTCATTTGGATTTCTTAAGAACTGGTACACGATTTCGTCAGCCATTTCTCTGCCTTTTTTAATCTCGTACAAGTTTTTTATTATAAAAAGTGCACCTGAAGCTGACGAAACTGTCCTAGAAGGATCTAGTGACAGCGTTGAAGCTATAGCGTCCCCGCCTAAGTCTGTTACTATATCTGCAGCAGCAGAACCTATGTCACTTAAATCTTCATTCAATCGAAGAATTTCTTGAAGATCATATTTTGAGTCTTCAACAGAATAATCTTCATCAAACTCTTCGTCTTCATCTAAAAAATGTGTAAAAGCATTTAAAGGCATGACAGCTTGACTAGCCCTGCTCCAGTTTGAGTCTGCACCTCTTGTCCCTAGACTACCTCTTGTGTGTGTACCTAAGTCTTTTCCATGCTGAAAGTTGCTTCCGGCGCCGGCGCCGCCGGCCCAAGTTTGACGCTGCGTACCGTAAGATTCTGATTTTATTTTTTTGTTTGCCATAAGACTACTTAGGTGCTTAGAATAGTAATTTCTACGGGAAGGCTTAATTTTGCGTCAGGTTCGTAAAGCTCGGTTATGTCTTTTATTTTTTCATATTCTTCTTTGCTGATATCTATCACCATATCGTCGTGAACTAAGTAACAAACATTTAAATTAAATTCCTCCACAAAATTTAAAAATGCTAAACTACAAAAATCTACTGCTGATGATTGAATCCACTTGTTAAGAATGCTTTTGTCTGAGTGTATTGGTCTTCCGTATAAATTGTAAATTGTATTTGTATTCTGAAACTGGTCCTTTAGTTCTTCTTCTACCTCTTTAATTTTAAAGAATTTTTTTATCTTGTCTAGGTTTTGTTTTTTACTTCCTAGTAATTTACTTGAAGTGCTATCAGATGCTCCATATAAAACTGACAGTATTCCTCTTTTTAAAGTGCTTCTATCTTTTACATCTAAATTAAGTTCATTAGATAAAAATTCGTATATGTCTGGATTTGATATTTCTCTACCTAAAGATCTTAAGTATAGATTGGGCTCGCATGCCTTAAAGTCGATACTGACAAGTAGGTTATCTTTATTTTTAGATTTACATTTTTTTCTAAACTCTTTTTTAGAAGTTAAAAAATTAAAACCTTTTTTAATTGTAGTTCTACCTGTTACACCATCATGTGAGTATTTCGGAACTTCAATTTCGTTACCTGACTCATCCAGAATCTGATTTAGGTTTTCATATAGCGTCTTTCTTCTATTAAGAATATTAGTATGATATGAAGTAATTTTATCAATAGAAAATTTAATTTTACTTAAAAGATCTTTATCGTATTTGTCACAAATACTATTGCTTAGTAATAGATCCCATCTAACATCTGTGTCGGTGATATTAAGATCTCTAGAAAAATTATAAAAATACCCTCTATAATCTTTAATTGTTTCTATATTAGACAAGGATCTAAACTTATTAATATTTCTAATAGATAAAACATTGTCAGAATTTGATATTTTTACAATCTTATTTTTACCAGATCTGGTAAACTCTGAATTGATTTGTAGTGTACCTATACTTTTCTTTTTATAGTTCTTTTGGAGCATAAAGAAAGTATAACGTTAATATTTTCTGTTTTACATGTTTGCTTTAAATTAGCTTTTTGCAAGATCATCTATCTTCTTCAACATATTACTTCTTGCTGCTGAAACTCTCCCTTGACCGTATGGAAGACAGCTTAATGTTGTTGTAAAATTACCAGGAGCGATGGTATGAGTAATCTGATTGGTCGCATATAAATTGTCCAAATTGGTCTTTGTCATAAAGTCAACAAAGAAAACAGTGCCTCTGTTAATCATTGGGTTTCCCATCATTTGAATAGAAACATTTGAAGGAAAAAATGTCGCTTCATCCCATTGATTTTCAGCCTCCTCGGCTGTCTGTTTTCCAATTCTTTGTTCGTATGCATCGACAATGTACGTATCCAGTATGTTGCTAGGCACATTTGAATTAATATCAATACTCTTAATAACACTACTAGACTGACCGTGTGTGATTGTTGGAAACTTAGAATTCAGTATTGACTTCCAAAAGTCAAAGTTGTTTTTATTTTTTCTAGCTTCTTCTATTAGTTCTGAAGTTGCAGAGTCAGTTTCTGATCCTTTGATAACTGGGCCATCTTCATTTGTATCTAGACCTAACACTGCTGGATCTGAATTTGATAGAGTGTTGCTATCAAATACATGTATTCTTAAAAGAACCTTGTCTTTTAGAAGGCCATCAATATTTAAAATATCTTCTCCTTTGATACTTTTAAGTATTTTAGAAAAAGAGTCTAAAGCAACAGACTCTCCGATTGCAGCGTCATCAACAATAGGCGTCACTT